CATGGGCAGCGCAGCCCAAACAACATGAATTTTTGATCAGAAATGAAGACGAGGTTTTTTTTGGTGGAGCTGCTGGAGGGGGTAAGAGCGACGCTCTCTTACTATTTAATATTTCACGACGAACAAAATACCCGGGGTCACGAGGTCTGCTACTACGTAGGACGTACGCGGAGCTGGAACGGGAAGGTTCCTTGATACCTCGCTCTCATGAGTTGCTCACCGGCGTTGCGGCGTGGAATGGGACTAACCGGAAGTGGACGTTTAAGGATGGCGGGGTAATCGAATTCGGTTATTGCGCTCAAGAGCGCGACGTTTATCAGTATCAATCGTCGCAATACGATGATTTGGGTTTTGACGAGTTGACGCATTTTACGGAATTTCAGTATCTGTATATGATGAGCAGATGCAGGACAACTAAGCCCAAGATCAAGCCGCTGATCAGATCAGCAAGCAATCCGGGCAATATAGGGCATGGTTGGGTCAAAAAGCGCTTCATCGATACAGTTGCGCCGCTGTCTACGTACACAGACGAGCACGGACGGACGCGATGCTTTGTCCCATCACGCCTGACTGACAACTTGATCTTGATGCAAGCTGACCCTGGCTATATGCAGCGGATGAAGCTGCTGCCTGAGCGTGAGCGGATGGCTCTACTGGAGGGCAGGTGGGATCTCTTTGCAGGTCAATATTTTTCTGAGTTCTCTTATGATGTGCATGTTGTTCCGCGGCTAACTAAGATCGCAAAGCACTGGTACAAGTTCGGAGCTTATGACCATGGATTCAATCATCCCTTTTGTTTTGGCTGGTATGCGGCGGACGAGGACGGCAACGTCTTTAAATACCGGGAGTTAATGAACAGGCACTTGAGACCTGATCAGATTGCAGCTGCTGTGCATGCTTACCCGGATACTAAAGACCTCAAGTACATCATGGCAGGGCATGACTGCTGGTCGCGGATGAAAGATGGCGGAGTGACAATAGCAGAGCAATTCGGGGGGTTAGGCAATGCAAGACTTAATCTGATACGCGCTAATATAGATCGTAAGCAAGGCGCGTCTCAGATGAGAGCTTACATGGCACACAGAAATTTACCGGAGGGCAGCAAAGGCCCGAGATTTTTTGTCTTTGAGGATTGTGTACGGACTATTGAGACAATCCAGCGGATGATACACAATGACAAAGATGTTGAGGACGTGCTCAAAGTCAATGCAACCGAGTCAGACATGTATGTGGGTGATGATGCTTATGACGAGACTAGATACGCTTTAATGAGCAGACCTTCACTAGCTGTTAAACCAAAAAAACTCGTACCGTACGGTACTTATGGCTGGATGCAAGAGGAGCATGCTAAGCTCAAGCGCGACAAAAAAAAGAACAGTACGATGATAAGGAGGACATCTTGAGACACGGAATGATAAAAATTATCGGCGGTATCGGATTGATGCTTACCGGCATTGCAGGTTTCTTTGTGGGTCGTAGCAGACAAGGGCTTAAGGTCAGGTTAATGATATATGGTGCATCCTGTCTATGTATTATCGGTAGTCTGTGGTTGTTGAAATGGGGTATCGATGATTATGCTGTGGGGATCTTAGGACAGAGCAAACTACCCGTTAAAATTGCATATGACTATAAAGATGTAGTGGCGATGAATGCACAGACGCCGGAGGAATTAGAGGGACGGTTAACATTAACTTTCAGGCAGGCGAAAGAAGCAGGCAAGCCCATCCGTAGGCTGCATTTTTTATGCCCGGATAGGTCACAGGATATCAGGATATATAACACCCCGGTGGGGATATATGGCATCCCTGACAACGATGTTGTATGCAATAACGGTATGAGGTTACTGACTTATGATAGATAACAAAGACAAAATTGAGACGATACCTGAGAAAAAATCAGACGGTGCTACACCTAAGGCGCTCAGTGAATCCGCTCGAAAGGATGTCCAAAAAGAATACGAAGCAAGCCGGGAATACCAGAAGATGGACAATAGGCTTGAGAAATGGCACGATCACAAGGAATATCTTAATTGTCGGTGGAATGACCCCGACTCTGATGATGAGGATATAGTGGCGATTAACTCTATATGGTCAAATGCTCAGACTGAGCTTCCTGATCTGTATTTTCGTCAACCAAAAGTCACAATTGAGGCTGAATCTGATACATTCCCTATCACAATTGGTGGTCAAGAGATGCACTTAGACAACTTCGAGGCATGCAAGCTGTTTCAGATCAGGATTAACAATGTTGTTAAAAATATGAGGGTTGAACCAATCTGGGAACGTATTATTATGGACAGCATAAGCCCTTATGGCTATGGATGTGGTAAGGTAGGCTATGCACTTGAGACAGAGAGTGAATGGACTAATGAATATAAGCGTACGTCGTTTTGGTTTCGACGGCTTGACCCGAGGAATATTTTCTTTGATCTATTTGGCGATGACTTCTCTCAGTTGCAGACAACATATGAAGTGATAGCAAGGCAGCGGAGCTCTCTACTTAGCAATCCTCTCTACAACAAAACAGCAGTAAGAGAGATGCGTAAGGCTTCATATAGTGACGCTAATCTCCCCGAAGCTCTTAAAAGACGATTGGAGCAGGCAGGCAAGACATATGACCCTGACATTGTAATGTTTGTTGAAGTTCACGATATGCAAAAGAAAACTATCAGGTGGCTTGATTTAGATGGCTCACCTACCGAGATCAGACCTCCTATTAGACGCAAGAGATGGTTCGAGGGTTCTGATTATATTTTTTGTTCTCTTAACGTTCAGACCGACGACAACATCTATCCGTTGTCAGATATTGACCCGATTATTGATCAGGCTAAGTCGAGGAGTGAGACACGCACATCTATAGAGCAACATATCAGATCGTGGGGGACAATAATAGGATATCCCGAGGGAATGCTAGATGACGATAAACTTGAGAATATCAAACGGGTTCATGATAGATTATTTATTCCTATGTCACACGAGCTTATAGCTGCTGGAGGGTTTCAAGTTTTTGACCCACCCGCAATATCCGGCGATTGGTACAGATTGGATGATATGGATAGGAGAGACAACTCAGAGACGCTTGGTCTGCCTGATTACATGCAGCAGGGAGCCAAGAAAACAGCAACACATGACGCTTTAGTCGATAACAAAGTCAATAAAAGGATTAATAGACGACGTAGGAAAATACAGCTTGCTCAACTTGAGATGTATCGCAAGATTGCAGGATTAATACAGGAGTACGATAGCGGAGAGACAAGGCTGAACGTTGGTAAGCATATAGAAGATAAGCAGTTAATGGAATTTTTAGAGAAAATGAGTGAGAAACAAAAGGATCAACGAAAATTTAATCCAGAGAGACCTTTCATCTCTGTTACGCGTGAATGGTGGCAAGGCGAGTATGGCTTTGATTATGAAGTTGAAGAGCAGCTGGATAGACCAAAAGGGGTACAAGTCCAACAGCTCAACAACACTGTGAATACAATTACAGGTAATCCTTTTTTAAGCCGTGCTTTTTATGACGACCCGGCTACACCAAAGAAAGTGATAGACAAGCTTTTTTCATTGCAAGGCTGGAATATTGAATCTCTTAAGTCACCACCCAAAGCTGATATCGCCGCTGGAGTTGAAAACGAAATGATCGAGGCAGGTGACCCGATGCTTGGCCCTGAAATGGCAAGGGATTTACAATTACCAATGCCTTCGGAACTCAATAATGATGCAGAGCATATCATAACTCATTATCGTCTAATGCAAGAGCTGCAGAGCAAACTAAAACCATTGATGAGTAAAGAAATGAAGACACCGGAAGATATGCAGGTCGGACAATTCATTCAGAAGTCAATACAGAAGTTGCAAAAGCATTTACTCATGCACGATTTACAGACAAGACAGAAGTTAGAGAAAGATCAGATGGCTTTTATGAGTAAAATGGGAGGCATGGGCGGTCAGCAGCCAATGAATCCACAGCAGCCCCAAAGTCCCAATGAAGCACAACCACCAAGACAAATACCCGGGGGGAAAGTTTGAAGAGAACATATGTAATACATTGCGAAAGATGCAATCGGTTGATCAGTACAGAGAATCAACATCAACAAGAGTGTCCACCTGAGAACGTAGGGAAAATTGACTTTTCTAAGTGGGGTAAACTTGACGAAATGAGACCTTACACCAAAAAATTTGACGGAACTTTTTATTATCCTAATGTTGGCAAGAGTTTTGACTCGCATAGAGATTATGAAAAATATTTAAAGGCTACAGGCAGAGAGATTATAACAGACGGTCATAGGTCTTGGGACAAAAAAGATGAGGCATATATAGGCAACAATTTGCGATCGGGCGAATATCGCAAAAGTAAGACTATATATTTTACATAGATAGAAAATGACTCAATAATCAACTATGAGAGGTAGTCTCTTATAGGCTTTTATTGAATAACAATAGAGGTGTTAAATGGTAGTAGGCCAGATTCAGGAACCCGCTCCACAGGCTGGGCAAACTGTTGACACTCCTGATACACAACCAGCGACCACAATAGTGGAGACAGAAAATGTTGTCGACACTAAAACTGCTGATGCTGATGCTAATGATTGGAAAGAAGAAGAGAAAGCATTTGAAGAGGCAGCAGGTGAGTCTATGGATGTTGATGGGGCAGTAACAGAACCCACTGAAAAAGAAGACGGACAATCCAAAGAAGGTACAGAACCAAAGGTAAAAGAAGACGATCAGAAGAAACAAGAGGAGAAAGAGGCGGAGAAACTAGAACTGAATGAGAATAAAGGCACAGAAGAAGAAGGGAACTGGTGGAGTGCCGACGATGTTAAACTCCCTGATGATTTATCAGACGCGCAAAAACTTGTTGTTGAGAATACACTCAATAAGAAGCTAAGGAAAGTACAGGGAGCAGTAGGAAAGAAGTATCAGGTAGAAGTCAGAGAGAAAAAAGCGTTTCAAGGAGCTTGGCGCGAGCAAATGTCAGCTTTTGCACAGATAGCTAAGGCAGCACCCGAAGAACGGATGGATGTTGTAAATAGCATGCTAAAGCATTACACGCCCACGCTAAAGAAGTATGGTATCGAGGTTGCAGGAGGAGTTGAGAAAGAGCAAGGCATGCCTCCTGAATTGACAGAACTAAGCGGAAAAATTGCAGATGCAGACACGCCGGAAGAAGCAGCGGAGCTGATGAATAAGAGAGATACGTTGATGTTTGAACACTTCAACACTATTTTGAAAAATTCTGCAAAGAAAACTCGTGAGGAAAGTGTAAAAGAGACTCAAAATTTCATTAGGCCGATACAGGAAGATAGGCGCAAAGTATCATTGGTAAACAGTTGGTCGGCAGTGCTTGAATCTGTAAGGTCAGGGAATAATAAACTTGATGAAGTGGATAAACATTTACCAAAGATTATGGAGTATATATATGGGAACGACGATAAGTCTATAGCTCCCGATGGAGAGAGTCAAATAGCTCTTATGACGATCAATCGAAACCCTAGATATGCTGCACAAATAGGGATAACAAGAGAATCTGTCTTACGACGCGCTCACGAGAAATTAACGTTACCGAATCGCTTAGAAACTGCAAAGAAACAAGGTGCAGATGAAATCTTGAAACAGCTTAAAGAATCTGGTGAACTACCCGGACAATATATATCAACAAATAATAGTGAAGGCAAGGATTGGGACGAACTTGAAAAAGATTACAACGCGAATTCTTAAGTCTTCGAAGTAGGAGGTTTTTATGTTATCAGGAGCAGGAGCCGGTGGTGTAGACATTAATAAAACAAATGCTAGGTTATCAGCATCATTATCAAAGCATCAACCAAAAGTACCAAAGCAATGCTATCACAAAGATGCGTTATGGGAACATCTTGAGGATAATATCGACGTTGGTGATTTTGGTCTTGAGTTGTCTGTTGTTTTTGAATATGACGAGTTAGATAGTAGCGGTACAGGCACAACTGGCGTGAAATTCTATCAGTATGCTGATGAGCTTAACTTAACAATTTTAGACGGTGTTAAAACGGCTACAGTGCCGCCAAGATCAGCAGCCGGCCCGATTGTTATCACACATGCAGAACAAAGAGAGAATAGCGGGAAGAACAATTTTAAATTATTAAAACAGCGCACTGAATCTGCAAAGGCAGCAACTCGCAAAGCATTGTCATTAGTCGCTTGGGGTATATCCTCAGCCGCAGCAGCCTCAAAGCCTTCTTCTATCACTGAGATTATTTCTCAAACTGGTACGATTTATGGCTTAAACAAAGCAACTGAAGTGAATTCAGACGGTTTGTATTGGATGAAATCACAGCTTGAATCTTCATTCGGTGAATTTGCAGACAACTGGAAGAAATTAGGTCGTTTGTTTTTTAACTGTGTATCTTATAGCCCGGAAGATTCAGATCATCCGAGTATGTTTATGACGGATACTACCGTTTATATGTCATATTGGGATATGTTGCCACCAACCTTAAGGACTGCACCTTCACAGAAAAAAGGTGACGCTATGCCTTTTCAAGAACTTGAAATGATGGGCGTACCATTTAGATTTTCAATCCGTTGTCCTTTGGATGCCGATGGTGATCATCAAATTTTTGCACTCAATAAAAAGTATATCAAACCAAAAGTTAACAGTGGTCAGAATTTTGAAATGCCACCGTTGGTTAATTTGCATCCTCGTCAAGCAATTTCAGCGACGCAGATTTATTGGGAAGGTAATATACTTTGCACCCATTTCATGTCTCAAGGATATGCAACAGGCGTAAAAGTAACGACATAAAGGGATAGTATATATTAAGTGACAATTAATTTAAGTGCCTCATTTGATGGCATTTTTTATTGAAGGAGGAGAATGATGGGTTTTTTACACGATCAAGTTTTAGGATTAAGTTTTAAGGGTGAGGAAGTAGGTGCTGGTGGTGGATGTATGCCAGTAACTTCAAACAAAGCAATTCCAGAAGTAGAACCGGGCTCAATAGCCTTTGTTAGGGTTAATAGTCGCTACGCAGGCTTTGCGTATGTCAAGGCAGCTGTTGCAGTTGCAGAAGGTACTTGTCTTGCTCTCAAACTAAATCACGATGACGCTGATGTGGATGCTGCACAGGCAATCACTACAGCTAAACTTAAAGGAACAGGCGATTTCACAGCCAATGAATATCTTGGCATGGCAGGTTGGGCGCATATCAACGCTGGTGGAGGATTAAAACACGGTGCTCATGCTATTATGCGAAATGATGCAAACAATCTATATACCGATGAAAATTGGAATGAAGCGTTAACAACTGCTTCTGATTATGTTTGTCATTTGCTTAATGCAGTGGTTGGAGCTGATAATGATGCTTTGGCAACAATGGGTGTAGCTGGTGTCGGCATTGGTACAATTACAAACACTTATTATGGTTGGATTCAGATTTCAGGAGTATGCCGTAAAGTATTGTCTGTTGGAACTACCGACGCGATAGTGCTTGGTGAAGGTGTTCAATCAGACACTGCTGTTGGAAATTGCAAGGGTTGGACTAATGGTGGAACTACAGCTGAAGACGCTCACAATAGCTTTGGTATCGCGTTAGCTGCTGATGCAGAGGCAACGTCTGCTGGTGAGGGCGTTCCTGTATTACTCACAAATTGTTTGAAATGGTGGATATAGAATTAACAAAGGATGGGGGGGGGCATTTTGACTCCCCCTCTATTTTAATGCCAAAGGGCGGTATATCCGTTCGGCAAGGAGACTTATTATGGGTTCAAATGCGTTTAAAAAAATGTATCAGTTAGGCAACAAACGGTTTATTGATGTAGCACAAGAGATGTTTTATTTGCCAAGAACTAAAGATTCGAAGGTATTTTACGTCAATTCAAATCATGGTAAAGATTCATATGGTGGACAGTCACGTTTTAGTCCGTTTGCAACAATACAAGCTGCATATAATGCTTGTACTGCTTCAAATTACGATACAATAGTGGTCGAAGCAGAACATACAGAGACGATCACTGTAGTTATGACCTTAAATAAAATCGGTGTGCAAATTATTGGTGAAAAATCTGGTAATCTTCGTCCAGTGCTTACTGGTAGTGGAACTATAGACGTTTTTAGTTTTACTGCTGCTAATCAGACTATCCAAAGTCTTGAATTTGCGGCTCCGGCTATCGATGCTCAAACAGCAGATATCAATATTGCAGCTGCAAAATGTTCAGTTCTCGATACCGTTCATCATGGTTCGTTCACATCCGTCAATAAAGTCAATATCATTACGATTACGGCAGCTGGTGACGATTGCTTGATTGATGGTCTTACTGCATATAATACAACCGTTGAAGTAGTAGGTGCGATTTTATTTGAAGGCGCGGCAACAAATGTCAAGATCAGGAATACAGTCATACTAGATACGATTGGTTATACTAACGGCGCGATCTATGATGCAGCAGCAGCGACTGGTGTTATTATAGAAAATTGCTATTTTGAAAATAAAAAGGCAGCAACAGCCGTCGTTAAGTTTGCAAGTAATAGCGTTGGAATGATGAATAACGTTGGTATCGCTGGTCGTCATACTACAATGGCAAGCAATATGGATCCCGGAACATCAATGAATCTCATGAACGTCAAGGTTTGCGAAGAAGCAATCAAGACGGGTATGGATTACGATGTGGATGCTGATTAAAATTAGTTAACCCCAAGACCAATATTTCCTTACTATTGGTCATTTTAGGTTGGTGGCTCTTTATTCGTTTTCTAGCCACCTTCCTAAAGTGAGGTGCTTATGTTTACTCTTGGAGATTTTAAAAATTATGGTCAACAATTTGCAATCCTTGGGCGGTCGTCGATTGTTGCAAAGTTTCTTTATCAGATACAATTACAAGTAGTAGGTAAAAGACCTTATTGGTGGAATGTTGATACTACTACATTGACAACTGTTGATGGTACGGTCAATTATGCGCTTTCTGGTCGCATAGATGGTCGTAGAGTATCAAAAATGAATAATGAAACAAGCGATAGTCATATCAATTTGGTATCATTATCAAGGCATTTATTCAGTGACGCTACACCAACCGAAGAAGGCACTTGTTACGATTATTCTTTTATAGGTCAAAAATCAGTGCAAAGTATAGCTGCTGCAGCTGCTACTTTATCAGTAGTAAGCTCCGCTGCGGGTGATACAACTCAAGAGGTAATAGTTCGAGGATTAGTCTCAGGAGTTGAACAACCTGCTGAATCAATATCTCTTAATGGCACGACGCCTGTTGCTTCTGCTAATACTTATGACGACACTCAATATTTATTAATCCAAAAAAGTGCTACAACTACTGGGAATATAACAATAACTTCTGGCACGACAACTATTGCTGTGCTCGGCCCTAATGAGCTTAAATTAGAAGTTCCTTGGGTACGGTTCAGATCAGTTCCAAGTGCTGCTTATACCATGCGGTATTGGTTCTATAAAAAGCCTCAATTATTATCTAATGATTATGAAATACCGGATTTACCTGCCATTGCACATGCGTATATTTTACTTCCCGGATTATTAGAATTTTTACATTTATCGGGAAAAGATTATACACAAGCAAGTTATTATAAAGATATGAAAGCTGAGGGAATTCGAGAGTTGAATATCTGGAGCGATTCACAGCCCGGCAAGATTGATATTAAAGAATTTGTGAAAAAGAAACGAAGCAGAGGTCGTTATCCTGAAACAATGACCACAGCTTATGGGATGGCATAAATGGGATTTGAACAAATAGCAGATATGAAAGCTATCCCTCTTAAGAATTTTGCAGGGGGATGGTTTCCTAAGACAGAGAGAGAAGAGGTTCCTGACAATGCTTCACCTGAATGTCAAAATGTTATCTGGTTTAGAGGTACGTTGAGACCTTTTTTTGGTTGTTCAAAATTAAACAGTGCTCAAGTAGATTCTGGTGCTAGTGGCAATGGAACTTATCATGCGTCTTTCGGAACTACCAATAGAATGATTGCTGTTTTTGGTGATAAATTTTATGAAAGCACCGATGGAGCGTCATGGACAGATAGAACTGGTGGCATGACTATCACCGATGGTTATCCTTGGCAATTCAGAACTTTTGAAGAGGGTACTAATAAATATGTTATTATGTGCAATGGCGAAGATGCGCCATTAAAATGGACTGGAGCAGGAAATAACGCTGAACTACTTGGCGGCTCTCCTTCCGCAAAGGCTTTGAGTCACGACTATTGGCACTCTTATTATTGGATGACCGATACAACAAACGATTCATGGGCTGTTCGATCAGGATTGACTAACCCCCAAACTTGGGCGTTAACTACAAACTTCTGGCCATTCCAGCGCAAAGTTTATGGAATCCAAGCGAATAAACAACGCATCGCAATAATCATGGAGGATTCGATTGGTTATGTTGCAGGTTTCGGACAAGATTCGTTTCATCGTGAAGTTGACGCGATATCTATAGGCTCAAAAGCCACGAGAACTTTAGCAGAGGGATTTTATAATATAAGAGGTCAAGAAGGTTCTTATCAATCGCCCGGATTTTATTTTGTTGGTAACGATTCTGTTTATTTTATCACAGAAGATTTTCAAAAAATTAATGTCACGCCACAATTAAAGAATTGGTGGAATACAACAACTGGAACGAATAGAGCTGTTCTTAGCACATCTTTTGGATGCTACCATGAAGACTATAATTGGTATGTCTTCGCTGTTCCCGTAGGAACTTCTACACAGCCGGATTATTTGTTTATTTTAGATGCTAACACAGGCGCGGTTTGGCCAATGCCTCAGCCGTTAGGGGCAACTGCAAAGATCAGAGGTCTGGCTATATTTAAAGATTCAAATAATGACGATTGGATTTGTATTCAGGATGACGACGGATATGCTTATAAATTCGATCCAACAGTTTTAAATTATGATGGTTCTGCTATTGAAGCAAAATGGAAGTCAAAAGATTTTGATTTAGGTGCGATTTATGAATTGCGTGAGCCTCAATTAGAAGCAAAGATACGTGGGGATTATACTCTTGATTTATATATCAATTTTGATCACGAGCTTGGTGATGGTTCTTACGATACTATGAATTTAAAAGATCCTTCGGATGTTTTGACAACTTCGTTTACTCTTGGTTCGTCTACGTTAGGTGGCAAAGATTATATTTTTGATTATGTTGAGGTCACTGGCCAAGGTAGATTTTTTGAATTTACATTAAAAGATTTTAGTGTTGATAATACATTCGATGTCGTTCAAGCGATTTTTTGGTTTAAATTCATAAGAAAAGGAAGTTTGGTTTAAATGCCTAGATTACCAATACCAAGAGATGTTAGAGATCCTTCGACTTCAAAGTATTTAATGAGGATGGCTGATACTTTCAACGGACAAGTGCATTGGATTCAATGTCAACCTGATGGAACTCAATATCATGGAACTCATCGGGTGAAAACTCTTATAGCCTTACAGAATTGCTATTTTGAATTTCAAGTACCACCAGATTTCAGAGAGATTCATAGTGCTTTTATTTATTTCTTGCCAACTAATACTGGGGATTTTGATTGGACGGTGAGCACAACTTGCCCTGCTAATGAAGAGGATGAAGCAACCAGTGCTGATAGTACAACAGCTAATGGAGCAGTAGCAACTGATGATAAGGTAGGGAGAATAGATTGCAAGGCAGCATTTACATATGTCAGATCAAGCGATTTAGTAGGTGTTAAATTAACAATAGATGTTATAACAGTAACTTGTATTAACGTGATGTTATTTACATTTGGATATTATCAAGGTATTTTACAATAGGAGGTTCAGAATGTCATATCGGGTAAAACAGGAAACAATACGTGCCGATCTTGTCTTGACGGCAGCATATGTCTACACGACAACTTACGGTTTAGGTGTGGGGAAAGATCAATTATCGTTATTGATTTTAAGAACTGCTGGTGATGCCACTACTATTGAAATATGCGTACAGTTTTCAGATACATCAGTTTTTACAACTGCATATGTAGAAAGTGTGACAAACCCTGTTGGGGACGGGACTGAACTCGTTCGCCAAAGAGTTTACGTCCTCGACGCTTCCTCTCCAGTAGCCCCTAGAATAATGGTTCCGATAGACGGGTTGTATTGTAGAGTGGGCGCAAAGGCAACTGGTGGTACACCAACCGATACATTGGAGATAAAAGCAAGATGTTCGTTGGTAGAGAAGGGGGTCTAAGGTGAAAAGGAAGATTTTATCAGTGATAGGCGGTTTATTAGCCTTTCTTGTTGTCTCAACATCAATGGCTGGTCATCAAACGCCTACTATGTGGATTTCACCAGTATCATATATTAATCATACGTTAGTCGATGATGTTGAACTTCGATTGGGCTCAAGCTCAGACGCTAAATTTACATGGGAAACAGCTGATGCAAATGCTAACCTGTTGCTTTTA